CTTCTTCCAAAGCCATCAACTGAGGATCTTTATCCTTGCCCATCAACCTTTGATTAATCTGATTTGTAATTGCCTGTTGATACGGCGCCGTTACACCAAACTCTCTCTCCGCCTGGATCTGCCTGAGTGCCCGGTCAACTTCACGTTGACGTTGCTCTTCTTCAAAACGTTGTTGAACTAACTGAGCTTGTTGTTCTTCAAAAGACATTCTCTTTCCAAATTGCTGAGCACCCTGACGTTGAGCCAATTCCCTCAAAGCCATTTCCCTCGCAAACTGCAGTGCATCCTGTTGCTGCTTCTGCTGGTTAAAATCCATCGTTTGCCCAAACTGCTCCCCAGCCATTTGCTGTTGAGCCTCTTGAAGATCCAGCCGGCGGTTACCTTGTTCAATCTCCGCCTGCTGACCCCTCCGTTGTGTAATAAACTGCAAAATCTGCATGGCCTGAGCCATTGGATCCATTTGTTGTGTTCTCATAAATCGTCAATTTCAATTCCCCCCTCTGTCGAATCTTTATCCAGCGTAACCAGATCACTCAGCGCTCGCTGAGCTTCTTTTATTGGTGGAGCCAAATTACCCTCCACATTTCCCACAAAAGTCTGAGTCAAGCGATTAACCTCAATCATCGCTTGCAAAATCAAAAACTCTGCTCCGTTCTCAGTCCACCAATCTGTAGTCGCACTACTAGACCAATCGGTAAACCAGAAAAACCCATCAACAATAATCGTTCGAGAGGTTGTCGTGGCGGGATGAAGATAAAAGTTATGACCTTCGATAATAACATAAGTTTGCCCAAGTAGTGGGTCCAAACCCCATGAAGGATCAGAGTCGGCCAAATACCGCTGAGTAGTCTCAAGCGGAGCTGCGCGGTAGTCTTCCCGAGAATAAAGCCGAGAAAGTTGATCCTGAGTGAGAACTTTCAACGTGCGGTCAACACCGCCGTAAGCTCCATCACTAGTCGTTCCGCTGACTCGTTCATACCAAAATTTAATCTTCCTAGCTGTGCCGGCGCCAGAAAACCAGGTTGGATTGCGCCAATCGGTTGCTGAACCAGTGTAAGAAAAGTGCCCTCGCTTGCGGCAAATGGAAAAATCATGGAATTTCTCTGCCACCTTCCTTGCATTATTGAGCGCAAGTAGTAGCAGATCAATTTGTGTTGCGCCAGAGCCCACAACAAAACTATCTGTAGTCTTGTGAAGGTTGGCAGCAATAACTTCTTTAATTTGTCCAATTGTAGGCATAGCGAGGGCACTAAGGGTTACTGCTTACGCGTGACCGCGAACACCAAGACCGCCAAAAGGCTTGTGCTTGGTCTTGGAGCGATCATAGTTAGGCGTTGGCCCAACCGTGCGGCTAGAAGATTCACGAGCGCCGGGCTCAAGCATCTTGGTTTCTTTGACATCTTTGGCTCCACTAGGGGAACCATCATAGGACATAGACGGAATTTTCATGTTTTTGATTTGATTGAATGCCCGTGATTAAAGGCTCACGGGCCGAAGCCTTATTGATTAAACACCCCAAACAGTCACTCGGAAAGTCCCAGTAACATCAGCAGGATCGTCGCGATTAGCGTCGGTTGCCTGCGCAGGATTATAGAAAAACAGCTTAGAACCATCATAACTCGGGCACGTATGCAGTGCCAAAGCATCGTCAGATTTCTGAGCCATCGAGGAAGACAGCAACTTGGTGAATCCCAAGGTGGAAGCGTCGACAGTATTCGACGCCCCACCCTGAGAACTCAACACCAATGTAAGCTGCTTCACCTTGACTTGATACGGACTAGCCACGACAGAATAGCCGCCTGTAACCGTCACATTGTCAGAAGTAAGAGCAGCCATACATTAAACGGTAAGACCCGTCACGCCCTCCAGGTAAAGGTGATTTTCAGGAGCCTTAACTTCAAGACCACCTTCACCAAGGAACTCATCCTTGCGGCCGTCTTCGTCATTGTTCTGACGATTCTTCAGAAGAGTGATTTCACTATCCTGAAGATCCCACCACTTAAGGCAGCCAACGTCAATCACAAACCCGCTCGAGCGCAGCGAAGTGCGCTGGAACAACGGATGAGACTTAAGATAAAGAGTCCCCCACGGGCTTTCCCACATATTAATGGTCATGCCATAGGACTCTTCCTTAGTCTTCAGCGTCGTGGTTTTGATCGACTTCAGAGCGAAATACTGCTGGAACACATCGTAGAGTGTCGGTCCACAAGTGACCAATTTCTCAAACGAACCGTCCGAGGTATTTTCAAACGCACGACGAACAAGGCCTTCAAGCTGGGAGCAAGTGATTGAACCGTTGACCTGAATAACGCGTTTCTTCTCCTCGGTCTGCCACGATGACGAAGTAATGGCAGATTCACCGTTGCGGTAGAGGAAGGAACCACCGTTAGCTTTCTCGTATTCCTTCAGGAACCAAAGGATACCACCCATCTGGCGACGAGAAACGGATTTGCCATTTTGATTCATAACGATCTGACTTCCGCGATTGGAGAAGAGAAGTGCCATCTCGATCGCCTCAGTGAGACGAAGGGAGGCTTGCTTGACTGCACCGCGGTAGACACCAGTCTTATCAAAACGCTGTCCAGCTTTGAGCGCGTTACGAGAAAACGGACCAACGGTTTCACGGAAGATCTGAGTGTAGTTCTCAGGTTCAATCGGGAACTCGTAGCCACCTTCGCGGGAACGGTCACCTTCAGCGGCAGACTTGCCAACGTTCATGACAGTGATGTCATTAGCATCAGTATCATTGGAAACCGAAGCAACCGTTTCGGTCGAATAGACGACAATGTAGTTGCTAGAAGTATCCAGCGCAGTGACGACGCCCTGAAGATCAAGGTAAGCAGACGCAGCAGCGTTAGGCACGCGCTTAATCCACACAACGTCATCAACGCGGAACTTGCTCGCGTCGTCGACAAAGACACCGTAAGATGTGCCCGAGGTCCAGGAGAACCCAGCGGCAGCCTGGGAAGCGGCTACGGCAGAATCCGTAAACGGACCTTGCCACCACCACCAAGGCCTCCCGAAGTAGCGTCAGACTTTCCGCATGTGCGTGAGCCTGCTCAAACCAGGAGAACTTAGGTTTATCGGTTTCTTCACTGTCCATAAGAGACAGGAGGTAAGCAAGAATCGCCTTACCCTGCGGATATTTCCAGAAAATCTGGCGAACGGCCTTTTCAGAGTAACGAGACTCCAAATCGGCGGAAGACATTAGACCTAACATGTTGTTTTAATTTTGTTTGATTGTTTCAGAGGTATTCTGCAAAACTAGCCGCGCCAGTCTTTTGCTGATTCGATTGTCGTCCACCTCCAGAGAACGACTGTCGAGGAGCAAAATTACCCGCCTGCCGAGCGGAGTTGGCTTTAAGAGAAAAGTTCGGATCAACAGTCCGGATCATATCCCTGGCAACAAGAGCAACCTGTTTCTGTGCATCGGATTTACTCTTTGGGATATAACCACTTTGCTGCACCGCCTGGAGCGCCTGGCGAATAACAGCATCTTTACCGGCCAGCGCGGGGAACTGGGTCCCAATGTGCTTCACAAACGTTCGAGTCTGCTGTTCTTGCACAAATTGTTGCTGAGCCTGGATTTGCTGCTGAAGAGGAGACAGATGATCTGTCAAATCCTTCTGATACAGAAGCTGCGCGGACGTAACAGCATACTTAGCTGCACCGTCAACAAGAGCCTGAAGCTGACCAATAATAGCCTCTGGCGACGCTTCAGGATCGCGCAAAAGTTTAACGATTTCAGGCGAAACTTTAAACCGATTAAGTCTAGCATCCAGTTCTTCTGGAGACAGTTCGCGCGGAGTTTGTTGCGGCTGAAGTTTCATAGCCGTCTGAGCGGCAAGTTCAGCAATTTGTTGAGGACTAAGAGACGAAGCACTAGGCTTCACGTCTGGCTTTTCCTCGTCGTCGTCCTCATTAAGAGGCTCGTCGTCATTAAGCGGAAGTTCATCTTCCAATTCAAGATCATCTTCACCAGGAAGATCATCGTCAAGGTTACTTGGCATTGTTTTGGTTTTCTATTTGTTGGTTAAGATCTTCCCGCATTGTAGCGGGCTGATCGAGAAATCTTTTCAGTTCTTGAAGTCCACCCAGAGCTTGCTCGCGTCTAGCAAAACTAGCAATCGAATCTGGGGCAGACTGAACTAAGGAACTAATTCCAGCGTCATAAAGATCTTGAGCAATAGCTCGAAAAATCTTAAACACTTCATTATTCTCAAGCTGCTGCAGGGAGAGCAGGAGCGACTCCGCTTCCTGGCGGGACAATTGGTGGGTTTCCATTTTGAATCATTGGTTGAGCTGGAAGTTTAAACCGATCAAGATTCTTCAACCCCCTAAGGGCAAAAGCTTCTTTGACCATTTCGACAAGATCAAATCCGGCACCCTGAGCAACCTCAGGATTAGACGCCAGCACTCCAATAAGCTCCTGAAGCGACTGTGCCATATAGTTCTTCTCAGAAGACAACGTGCCATCATAGCAGAAGTAATCCTCATTGCCAAGAAGCTCCAGTGAATTCTGCGGATGAAACCGATCATAAGTCTCGATAGCACTTTCTCCGAGAATCTTCTGATAAGTCTCAAAGCTCATATCCTGCCGGCAATTCAACAACATCTTCCTCCCCTGAGGAGCAAGACCGTCGATCCACACAGTGGCAGCGATCAGCTTCATTCTTGAAGCCGCGCCAGCATTTGCTGCACGGTTCTCGGTGGCAGATCTACGGCCAGAAGCCACCTGGCCCATGGAGTTCTCATTAACCCCACTAACCACCTGCATCATTTGCATAAGACTTTGAACGTCCTGCATATGCGTAACCGTTGGATCGACGGTCTTAAGCTGGCTAATAAACGCCTGAACGCCCTGATTATACGGGGCATTCTTCCTCAACATGATATACTTATTACCCGCCGTCAGTGTCGAAACATCTACAAAACTAGGATCAACAACAAATCGACCCTCAATATTCTGTCTCACCGCTGTCACACGGGCATTAATCAACCACGTAATAACCTCTTGAAGAGGATCAATGAGACTTGAAAGTGAATCCGAAAGCTCAGAGTGTTGATCCGGTGAAAGAGCCAAAAGATCATAAGTAAACTCACCATGCGGAGCATTCAATGGTTGAGCGGAAAGAATCCTCTGATCATTTGCCAACGCAAACACCCAAATCTCCTCTTCTTGAGAATCACTCAATTCATAGTCCGCTGGCACAATCTTCTTCTGCACATTAGACAGACAAACCATAAAATCCCCCTTAGATTCCCCCGTGCGGGTCATCTTCGGATCAACATTACCCAGCCGTGTACCTTCTTCCCTTCTCCTCCAAGCATCAACACTAAACGCCGTCACATACTTCGTCCCTACCAATGACCCATCCTTTTCCATTTTGCGGAGGTCTTGGAAGTGATACTCGGTCTCGTCTGCGGCGAATCGGCCTTGTTGCCACTTGGATAAAGGCAGGCGGGTGTCGTAGAAGAAGTTATAAGGAGAGATGTTATCGACTTCGTTGCCTTCGTAAACGATAACTTCGTCTTCCTCAACAGGAGATTCATCAAGTGAAAGCGAAATACCCTGCAAACCAGCGAAGGGAATTTCAATCTCAGGAGACTCGCGCTTGAGGATTCGTGAGTCATAGCGCCATGAAGTTTTCAAAACGCCCAGCTTAAACCGAGCCATGTCAAGAAGGGCTTGGACCAGTTTAGAATGGAATCGAGTCTGACGTTCTTCTCGTTGAAGAATCGCTTGGCAGGCTTCACGAATGGGACCATAGTCTTCTGGGCCGGTGGCTTCGAGTTCGAAGATAGATTCCTTTTGAGTATAGGCAAGAAAGAGAAACGTGACCAAGGTGTTGACCTGAGCATAGGAAAGAGGGACAGTCATCTTTTCTGGCTCGCCCTTGCGACGTGCACGGTGATCGCTGGCATCAGCAGTGCGCAGGGAGCGGTAGGTATCGAGAGCTTTGTCCCAGGCTTCATAGTTCTTAGCCATGTGACCCCGCGAGCGGTTAAGATCCGAAACGATAGCTTTGCAGAGTTCATCCAGCTTTTCGTCAGGGATCTCGGCTTCGAGACGTTTTTTAATTTCTGGGGTCATAGTTTATGCTGCAAGCTGTGTAAGTCCACCGGAAGAAAACCCTGTAAGATCAAGACCAAACACACTGTCCCGAAGTTTCTCTTCGTTAAACTTTTCCCGTCGCGTATCGACCCACTGAAGGCCAACTACGCAGGCGCGGTAGAAACATTCCATCATGTGATCGTTTTTGTCAACAGGTTTTTCCTTATCTTTATCCCAACAATAAGTATAGAATTCTTTAATCGTCTCTGAGCAAGAGCTCATGAAAAACAAGTTATTCTCCCGAACCAACTCCTGTTTTGCCTTCTGAATCCCCGTGGACAGCTCCTTCGGAGCGGGCATAACATTCAATCCGTTTTCAATGAACACATCCGCATAGCACCGTCCATCCACCGGATTAGGAATAAACGCAATCGGATCAACGCAAATCTGCCACGGTGTTCTACCTTTCAACACCTTATGAATCATCGTGCACAAATCCTGAATATAACACGCGGAGAAAATCTCCTGATAGCAGAAACTCTGCCCTGTCGGCGCGGTAGCCCAGAACTGCACCGCGTGCGGAGTCCTCGGATGCGGATCAATAAACACCCGAATTGTATAATTATCCGGCGGCTCATCATAATCTTTCCACCCATGAGGAAGCTCCACCTGCACATGTTTCTCCTGATCAAACTCCGAATAAACCAGTCCCTGGGAATTCTTCGGCAACCCATAAATCCGACTCGCCCTCTCACTCTCAGACAACTGTTTAGCAAAAAGATCAATTTCATGCCGATCCAACGTCGCATTATCATAGCTCGACCCCGTCATAATCCAGCACTCCGGCTTCTTATCCCACGAATACCCCTCCTCAAACTGGTTCTTCATCATCTTCACCGGAAGGAAAAACTCATTAATCCACTGCTCAGCAATTGGCGTGCAGGTGAACCAGGCCGAACCGCCTGTATCCATCAATCCACGACTAACCGCATTCCACATCCCCTCCGGAATCGGCTCATCCACATGAATCCAATCCCACTGACTTGACTCAAGCCCCATCGGATTAGCCATATATGACCGCACAGTATCGAGTTCAATCGTAGAGATCGTTCCCCAGACATTCTTCACCTTAATCACATTCACCTCGCCAGCTTGGTTCTTCACCAACTGCTCAATCCGATCCTTCGGTAAAAACGACATCAACTTCCCTGTCTCCGGGCTCGTGAAAATTTCCCGCGCCTTATCCCAGTCAGCGACCAGAATCACCCCCTTCGTAGCTCTCCTCGGTATTCCCAGATGACGGATAGGATCACCTTCGGGGAGCCATAGGCGAGCACCGAGGGCAAAGGCACAGTCCTCAGCGGAACCACAGGTGGATTTGCCGAATCGGTTTCCAGTGCGGAGGTAGCGATACTTGTAGTTGGCTTGATGGAAGAGAGCTTGCTTAGGCTGAGGACGATAGGCAAAAATGCCATAGTTTTTACGGAGTTCAGCTAAACGACGGAGGGCCTTGAGCTTTTCCTGTTGGTCTGGGTCTATGGGAGTCATAGTTAGATTTCAATTGGGCGGGAGATGCGAGGAGGAATTACTTGATGGCGACGATAGTAGAAGCCACCGTCACGCTCGGTGACGATAAGTTTACGGTAGTGCTTGATCCAAGAAATTTGATTCGTGGCTGGGAAGATAGAACCTTGAGACCAGACGACTTCGCGGGCATTTGGGGTGCCAAAGTCGTCTATGCGACGTGCGGATAGGTAAGGCTCAGGAATAGTGACTGTGTCGTGGATGCAAGTGAGTGAATTTCTTAAGCCAAGGACGTTGTAGAAAACGTTATTAGGACGAGGCTCAACCGCAAAGAGGGTTGTAATCGGGACAGGAGAAAAGAACTCTTCAACGATGTGTTTAGTGTTAAACTCTCCTCCGTTGATTAGGATATACCTATCCATGATGCGTTTCATCTGGATGCGGTTTGTTATTGCCGTTGTGCCTGAGGTTCCAGTCTCGTATTCTTTTTCAAGAATAACTTCTAAGGCATAGAGCGACAAGAGCCAATCTGGCCAATAGGTGACTTCGTTAATCTCTACCGCGGGCTTGACAACTTGAAGAGCCTCTGTGGGGGTTTTATTCTTCAAGAAAAGAAAACGAAGATTATTGCCTTCTTTTGACATTTGC